GCCTGATTGCAGCCAGCTCCGATTACAGCGCCACCACCGGCGGGATCCTATGCCGCGTGCATGCCGGTGGCGCCGATGCTAATTGCAAGGCCGGCGTGTGCGGCGAGGGCATCGGGCCATCGTCGTTCTTTTCAAGCCCGACGTTTGTTAACGAGAAGCCGCAGCTCCAGGGCGGAACCGGCGAGCTGCTGTTCCCGGCGAACGTCGGAGTCAGATCCTCGAACCCAGACGGCAAGCTCGGAAACATGATCGATCAGTGGTTCGCGCAAACAAACGCGACCACTACGCCATCGATCGTTGACACGTTCGGCGCGTTGCAGTTCCTCGCACTCGGCACCGCGATCATCATTCCCTGGGATGGCCTCACACTACCGGTGAGCGCGTAGCATGGGAACCGTTCGCGCATCCGCCGTTGGTGGAACGAATTCCGCCAACACGATCTCGACTGCGACGCTCACGCCCGCGCTCGGAGATCTGTGGGTCGTGATCGCCTGTCAGACCGGCGGCACAACGTCGGGCGCGAACGTCACCGATACGAACGCGGATCCGGGCGGTAGCCCGTACATCAAGATCGACGAGCAAGCCTTCACCGGCGGCGTGATCTCGATTTGGGTTCGCCAAGGCTTCATCACAGGCAACACGACAAGCACCGACGCGATCTACAGCCCGGGATCCGGATCAACCGCCAACGAGCTTGTCGTTGTCGCGGTTCAAGGACTGCGCGCGACCGGAGCCGGCGTCGTACGCCAGCACGGCCACAATAGCGGAGTGGCGGCGGTCACGCCGTCGGGCGTGCTCGGCGTAGCCGCCGTGACCACGAGCGTGATGGTGCTCGGCCTCGGAAACACGACGAACCCGCCAGGTCTCACCCTTGGATGGAGTCTGATCGCGAACACCGGCCAGGCGAAGCCGCTCGGGATCGAGGTTCACACCCTCAACAGCACGTTTACGAGTTCGTCGATCACGTATGGAAGCAACTCCGCAACCGACTGGGGGACCGTCCTCATCGAGCTATCGGCCACGGCTGTTGATGCCGTGGACATGGGATCTCCGGCCGGACCATACCTATATCCCCGCCGCAAGGAGAGCGCGCTCGGCGCGATCCAGACCACCGGATACACGCCACCGAGGGTGAACCCCATGATGAGCTACCCCGCCAAGCAGAACACCGCGATCACCATCCCCGTTTTCATGCGATCGACCACGGACGGATCCGGGGTGGCAGGATGCACACTCGGCGTTCAAAGCAAGAAATACGGGGCTGCGTTCGCATCGATCTCGCCGACCGTGACCGATCGCGGTGGCGGATGGTACGACGTTGCGCTCACTGCTGGCATGGTGGACACCCTAGGGCCGATGCCGCTGCATGTCACCGCCACAGCCGGACCGGCCGCGCTCAACAACGACGAGAACATCATCGACGTCGTGGCGATCGACAAGCAAGACGCGGTGCGGTTCGGGATGTCGTCGCTTCCGAACGCCGCAGCCGGCGCGAATACGGGCCTCCCCGTGCAGGGTGGCGCGATCCCCAACGCCAACGCCAACGCGGTGGGCGGGCTCGCGATCGTCACCGCGATCGGTCAGGGGCCGGGCGGCACGCTCAAGCCGAACAGCGTGATCGACAACTACACGTACAACGCGGCCGGCATGCCCACGGCGTGGCGCGTGCGCGCGTTCGCCACCGCCGCCGCGGCGGATACGGCATACACAGGGATCAACACGACCACCGGCCAGGGCCACACCGACAACACCGACGGCGAGATCGAGCGCGAGAAGTACACCGCGGAGTACGACGTGGCGACCGGAAAGACGTTGCTCGGCCTCAAGCGCCACAAGGATCTCTAGCCGATGACGATCGCGATCTCCACAGAGGGCATGATCTCCGCCGGCGGCGGAAACGGCGTATCCACGCCGCCCGCGATCTCGAATATCTCGCCGAGCGGTAATCTCCTACCGGGCCAACCGGGGGCGTTCTCGGCGTCGTTCTCGACGGCGCGCACCACGCCGCTCACGTTCAACATCACCGGCATCCCGTCCGGTTGCCAGATCTCGATCACGGTGAAGTTCGCCAACCGAGACGAAAAATTCACCGCGCTCGATTTCGCCGGCGCGTGGTGTTGGCCGTTCGATGTCGTCGGGCCGAGCGACAACCAGATCGGCGCGCTCACGCCGGAGCCGGTGAGTGCGCGACTCCTCCCGCGCGGAGGCTGGCCACCGGGTCAATTCATCGTCGAGGTGGCCGCGGCTGCGAAGGCAACAACGCCATGAGCGATCCGGTTTTCAGCATCCCGATCCCGAGCGATGGCTACGTCGGTGCGCCGGCGAGCGACAAGATCGCTCAGGAGGCACGCTTCTACGGCGAGGATATCTGGTACGACGTATCGCACGTCGATCCGACGACGAACGCGCCGGATTACGTGGTCACCGCGTCGGGCGATTGGGCCGTGGCGCGCGGGCTCGAGGCGCTCCGCCAGTCGCTCCTCCGCCGCCTGATCACGAACCCCGGCGAGTGGGCCACCGTGCCGGAGTTCGGCGTGGGTGCGCAACAGTTCGTCAAGCGCCCGATCACGCCAGCGGTGATCGCTGAGCTGGAGGGCCGCATCCGCTCGCAGTTCATGCGCGATGATCGCGTCGAGAGCGTGCAGACGGTGCGCGTCGAGAACCTCACCGACATCGAAGGGATCAAGATCACCGTGTTCGTTGTCGCCGCCGGGCGTTTGCGCCAAGATGCGCTCCTCCCTGTTCAGATCTCGATCACCTAGGAGATCGCTATGCCCGTTGCACCCTCATTCGATGATCTGCTCGGCCAGTTCGAGGCCGAGGCCGAGGCGCAGCGCGCCACGCTCCAGTTTCGCGAGGGCGATCTCGCTACCGCTCAGCAGCACGGCGCCGGCGCGATGGCCGACGCATCGGTGCGCTACGCGGCGCAGGGGTTCAGGGAGACTTTCATCGACGGCGCCGAGGGCGATGCGCTCACCGCGCTCGTCGATGATCACCTGAACATGCAACGCCAGCCGGCGACCGCGGCGAGCGTGGATGTCACGTTCACGCGCACGGGCAACGCCGCTGGCACCACTTCGGCCGGGTTCACCGTCGGATCGCAGTTCGATGCGGCCGGAAACTCCGTGCTGTTCACGACGAACACGCCGATCACGTGGGGCGCGAGCGACCATGGCCCGCACATCGTCACGTGCACCGCCAGCTCGCTCGGCTCGGCCGGCAACGTAGCCGCGGCAACGGTGACACGGCTCGTGGATACGCCGTTCGACACGTCGATCGCGATCACGAACGCGGCGGCGGCGAGCGGCGGCAACGAGGAGGAGGGCGACCCCGAGCTGCGCGATCGCGCCCGCAACTTTTGGCTAACCCTCCGCCGCGGCACTCTCGCGGCGCTCGAGGAGGGCGCGCTCACCGTGGCATCGGTGCGCGTTGCGCGCGCCGTCGAGGATCAGGCCACCGGGATCGTTACCGTCGTGGTCGGCGATGCGAACGGCAACAGCAATGCTCAGATGGTGAGCGACGCCGAGCGCGCGATCGAGCAATGGCGAGCGGCCGGCTCGGAGGTGGTCGTGGTCGCGGCAACCCAGATCGCGATCGCTGTCACGGGCGTGATGGTGTTCCGCGTCGGATCCGATGCCGATCCGCTCGTGTACGCGCCGCTCGTGCAGGCCGCGATCGTCGCGCGCCTGTCGAAGTACAAGCAAGGCGAGACCGTCTACCTGGACTCGCTCAAGGCGGCTGGGATCGCCGTCGATCCGAACGTGATCGAGGCGCTCGCCTTGTCGCTCCCCGCGGCCGATGTCGTTCCGACGTCGACGCAAACGCCGCGCGCCGGCACCATCACCATCACGGGGTAGCCATATGGCGTTGAGCGCTGACGATCTCGACTATCTCAACTTCGCGTTGTCCGCTCTCCCGAGCTGGATGAACGCGAGCGATGAGTTTCTGCACGGCGCGGCAAAGCTGTTCGGCACGAGCGTGAAGGGCCAGATCGATTATTGGTTTGGCCAAACGCTGATCAAGAACGCGCTCGGCGCGACGGGCACCACGCCGGATTGGCTGAATCAGCACGCGCGCGACCGCGGCACCTCGCGTCAGAACGGCGAGACCGATGTGGCACTGCGCGCGCGGCTACGCGCTGTCTCCGATGCGATCACGCGTCAAGCGTTGCTCAGCGCGGCAAATGCGATCCTCGCGGCCTCGAGCATCGCCGGATCGGCAGCAATGATCGAGCTACCGCGCGACGCGGCGCACTGCGGAGCGTTCTCGAGCGACACGGGCACCGGCGGCACGTTCGCCACCAACGGCGTCTCGCCCGGATTCCAGTTCACGCCCACGGTCCCATTCGCCGCGCCGCCATACCGCGATCCCTCGGTCGTGCGCTTGGTGCAGAGCTACAGCATCACGATCGCCGGCGCGGCAAGCGGAGCCAACAACGGCACGTTTACGATCACTGGACTCAACGTGAACGCGGCGAAGTACAACAACGGCGCCGGCGTCGCGGGCGCGGACGCCGGCGTGACGTGGACGATCAACAAGCTCGATCGCCGCGGAAACGCGCTCAACGGTCACGGCAAGTCGTTCGCGTCGCGCGGGTTTCGCTGCACACACGTGGGGCGCCCAACGACGTTCCTGATCATCCTGCCATACGGATCGACCACCGGAACCATCGCAAGCGTGCGCGCGATGTTGAGCCAAAAGAAGGCCGCTGGCATCCTCGCTATCGTTGAGCGCCGCCTGAACCCGTGAGGAGAGCAACATGGCTACCGAGGATCTCTATAAATCGATGAACATGAGCGACGGCGAGGCGATCACGTTCGGTGATCTCAACGACGGCCAGCGCTTTCTATCCGCCCGCGTGTTCGATCAGCTGATCGGGCGCCTGATCGGCCAGGTCGACGGCCAGGATCCGGAATCGGTTGCCGCGCAGGGCGCCAACCCGTCGACGGCGTGGGCGTACGCGATCCACGTGAGCGGCGCGAATCTCCGCCAGGGTTCGACGAACGACAAGATCAAGATCGGCGCTGGGACGCTGCTACAGAAGATCGCGAATGCGGACGGCAACGAGCCTACGCTCCTCGCGTACACGTTCGATGGAACGCTCGAGGTTGCGATCGCGAACGGACACGCGACGCTCAACCGCGTGGATCTGATCCAGATGGCGCTATCGTACGTCACCGACGATCCGCAATCGCGAGACTTCCAAGACGCGGTG